GATATGCAGCAGGTTATGGCTATGCTTACAGGCATGATGCCAGAACAACCAGCTATGCAACCACCTCCCGGTGCCAATCCACAAGACCCAACAGGGGCAGGGGCAGGACAAATGGGAGTAGGGCAGGCTCCTATGCCTCAAGAAGCTGGTTTTAGTGGTAATGCACAAGGAATGGCTATGCCTCCACAAGGGGCTATGCAATGAAAGGGTTAGTTACACATCCACAATGGCTGGATTTTCTACAATGGATAGAGAAAGAGAGAGAGCAAGGACTTTCTGTCCTAACTTTCACTGAGAATGAAAATGATTTGTATAGGGTGCAAGGAGCTTTGAAGCTCATGGTAAAGATTAAAGGCCTTAAAGAGAAGGTATTACGGGAGGAGATGTAATATGAGTAAGCTACTTAAAAACGCACATGGTATCTATAAAAAAGGGATTGATGCTTCCTTTGAACTTCCTGGAGCTGCCTCACTTACTCCTTGGGATAGAGCCGTAAATGAAAAAGCAGGAGTTTGGGCAAAGAAAGCTGTTAATAAAGTTAATGAAAAAGCGCCTGTGTCGGATCATATATGGAATAAAGCAGTTAAAGAAGAGAAACAATATGAGGATTATATTAAGTTTTACACAGAGCAAGGGTATATCTTTGATGAAAAAGGTAATATTACATACAATCCCTTTGAAGATGAAACTAATCCTAAGTATGGAACAAGCCCTATATTACATCCCACGGATATGGCTTCTATATACACAGAGGAAGATATACAAAACAGACTTGCCAACCAAGCACAGAAAGATCAAATACTTTCTTCCTCAGCGGAGAGAAGAAACACCTTTGATGAAACAGTGTCTCCTTCTTTGTTAGTCAACACTGCTCAGACTTCTGATAATCAGAGTGATACTGGGAGTAGTGCTAGTAAAACAGGATCATCAAATACTAATACATCCTCCAAATCAATACAAAGTATAATACCAAAAACATCCACAGTATCTACCCCAGAGATTAGTTCTGTAACAGGTACTGCTGCCTATGAATATACAACGGGTGCGCCAACAAATTCATGGAATGAACTCCCATCTACTACTGCGGCTTCTATGGAACAAAGTGGCTACTCTGTCTTACAGAAAGCTTGTGAGTATGGAGATCAAGCTGCTTGCCAACAACTTTCAGAACAAAACTCATATGCCGAGGGAGGCTTAGTTATGAATACACCTACTCCTACTCCAAATAAATCTATGGGAAATAAGTTTGGAGCTGCTTCGCGCCCTGTGCAAGGGTTTTCTGGAGGAGGAAGTGTGGCCCCTATGCCCCCAATGGGACAGCCTCCTATGCCCTCTGGAGGCTCTATGCCTATGCCCCCTATGGGGGAACAAGGAGGAGGAGGAGATATGCCTCCTATGGCCCCTACAGGGGCTTCTATGGGCATGGAAGGCGGGGAGGGAGACATGGATAGTTTATTAACTAAAGGAATGGAGGATGGTGCCGATATTGGCGGAACAGGGATGGATGTCATTATGACAAATGTAGGAGACATGTTGGAAGAAAATGAAGTGATGGAGCTAGAAGAAGCCTTTTCAACCTACCCTGTACTAGAGAAAGTTGTAGGAATGCTTCCCTTAGACTGGGAAGGGCAGGTGGAAGGAGAGGGTGGCCCCACTTCAGATGACATCCCAGCTCGTTTGAGTGATGGTGAATTTGTGTTTACAGCTAAGGCTGTAGAACAGATTGGAGTAGATAAGCTCCAGAAGATGATGGAAGATGCTGAAGCTAAGGCAGATGGAATGCCTGAAAACCCAGACATGAATTTTAAGTGTGGTGGGTTGGTAAAGCGTAAGCATTAAGCAGAGGACTACCCGTATTATACGGCCCCTCTATTTTCAAGTAGGCTACCTTTTATAAGCCCCTACGGAGAATGTATATGATTGCAGAAGAAAGCTATACCCCAAATCCATATCAACGTAATAGACTACGGAAAGATATGGAGGAACTTGCAGAACTAGAACGTGGATTTAAGAGTATGGATTCTGCTCTATATGATCCAGAGGAGAATAAAGCTCCAGAGGAGGAGCAAGTAGAGAATGTAGAAGCTAGTGATGATGTAGAAAGTAATGTAGAAAGTGTTGAGAATATTACAGAAGAGAAGCCTCAGAAGTATAAGAAAGTTAATTGGCAGAAACGGTATAGTGATTTACGAAGGCAGTATGATAAGAAGCTGAATGAATATAAACAATTGGTAGATGGTAGTTCTCCAAAATATACAGTACCAAAAACTAGGGAAGAACTAGAAGAATTTAAGAATACATATAAAGATTTGTATGAAGTAGTTGAGAGTGTAGCCCATCTATCAGCAGAGGATAAGAGTAAGGAACTTGCCTCTAAGCTAGAAACACTACAATCTGAACTAGCCAAGAGTAAGCAAGAGAAGGCTATTATTGAGTTAAATACTAAGATGCCTGATTGGAAATCAATTACTAATAGTGATGACTTCCAAGAGTGGGCCTCTGAACAACCTGATGAGATTCAGCGTTGGGTATTTAATAATCCTGATAATGCCTCCTTAGCTATTAAAGCAATTAAGCTATATAAAGCAGATAGGAATATTCCTGCCTCTACACAGAATGAAGTGCAATCTAAAACTAATGTGGCAGATGCTGCTGCATCAATTAACGTAAAGGCAAAATCTTCTGTACCGAAAGGACAGAAGAAGATGTGGACAACCAATGAGATTGCTGCCCTATCTCTCTCTGAATATGAGAAGCTGTCTAAAGAAATAGACAAGGCTTATCAAGAAGGGAGGGTTGTAAGAGGGTAGCTATATAGCTACTTAGGAGAATAGAGATGGCACATTTTGAGAATACAACCACTGCAAACCGGACTAACTTTAATTCGGCTACTGCAGGACAGACAAATAACTTCTGGGTTCCTGAAATCTTCTCTAAGAAGGTTCAGATTGCCTATCGTAACTCAGCGGTATGTGAGGCTATTACCAACACAGACTATACTGGTGAAATCTCACAGTATGGTGATACCGTTAATATCATTAAAGAACCGGATATCAACGTATCAGACTATCTGCGTGGTACTACTCTATCAGGTACTGGCCTAACTGACCAAGAACTAACCCTTATCATTGATAAGGCTAAGTACTTCCAGTTTGAGATTGATGACCTAGAAGATAAGTTTAGCCATGTAAACTGGCAGGCTATCGCCACTGACCGTGCAGGTTATAAGCTAAAGGATGCTGTTGATTCAGATATCCTTAGCTATATCTGGACTACCCTAGAGGCTGATACCACTTATGGTGTTGGTGGAAGCACTACCCATGTATATGGTAGTAATGCCTCAGAGGCTGGCCCTATCGATGTAGGCTTTGATAGTGGTGAAGTTGATCCACTAAATGTCATGGCTCGTCTATCACGTTACCTAGATGCTGCTAATGTGCCAGATGACATGCGCTGGTTTGTGGCTGGCCCAGAGTTCTATGAGCAGCTACTACTCACTAGCTCCAAGCTAATCTCTGTAGATTACAATGGTGGCAGTGGTAGCCTACGCAATGGGCTAGTGGCCTCTGGTAAGCTTCGTGGATTTAATATGTACAAGAGCAATAATCTACCTACCCCAACGTCTGAAGGTACTGCCTTCACCACCACTGGGTATGTAGTGCTTGCTGGACACATGGCTTCCACTGCTTCTGCCACTGCACTAACTAAGGTAGAAACTATCCGTTCCACCACTACCTTCAGTGATATTGTCCGTGGTCTACATGTGTGGGGTCGTAAGGTGTTACGTCCAGAAGGACTAGCTGCCTCTATTATGTATATCGACTAAACCATAACTACCTAAGGGCAAGGATGCCCTGCTCTACAAGTAGGGATACTTTCTTTCTTATTAGTAATAGTTAGTAATAGAGGGTTTAGTGAGTATGGCCACTACATTTAGAACAGTTGTTAATGAAATTCTATCTGAACTAAATGAAGTGCAACTCACTTCCACTAACTTTGCCTCTGCTACAAATATCCAGAATGCTGTAAAGCTATTTGTTAATAGAGCATATTTCGATATTAATGCTCCTGTATACAAATGGCCTTGGCTTTCTGTAGATTCTCCTCAAGCCAATGGGTATGGTAATGTTTATATCTCTACTGTAGCAGGAACTAAGTGGTATCTTCTAAACCCTTCCGCTACAACAGTTAATGATGACTATGGAGCTGTGGATTGGGAGAAGATGGTATTAACCACCGAAGGTGTTGTAGGAGAATCAACTCCCTATACCTACCAAAACCTAGTATATATTCCTAC